ACGGTTCGACCGGCTGGGCGGATGTGGCGGCGGCGCAGATCGACACCAATGCCCCGGCCACGCTGGAAGCTTCGTCCAGCTACCGGCTGGGCTACCGGGGCTTCAAGGGCCACGTTCGCCTGTCGCTGACCAAGGCGGGCGGCACGTCCATCGCGGCGGGCGCCGTGGCCGTGACCCTGCCACTTGACCGCCCGGTGGCGTGATGCCGGAACGCGCAGCCCGGATCTGCCGATGTGGCAAGCTGGTTCCCGCCGGGGAACGCTGCGCTTGCCAGATTGCGGGGGACCGGGCGCGCGGTGCCCGAGCGGACGCCAAGCGACCGAACAGCAGTCAGCGGGGCTACAACGGCGCGTGGGAAGCCAAACGCAAAGCCTTCCTCGCCCGGCGTGAGAACCGCATCTGCAAGTGGCCCGGCTGCGCCAGCGCGGCCAGCCACGTTGACCACATCATTCCGCACCGGGGCGACCCTGTGCTGCGGGATGACCCCGCCAACTGGCAGGGCCTTTGCGCCCATCATCACAACAGCGCCAAACAGCGACTTGAGCGGCGCAAGTTTCCAAGAGGTTGAACATGACCATTTTCGCAACTGCGGGCGCGGAACTCTACATCGGTGGCACATCGGGCACTTTCGCCTCGCAAACGTGGGTCCAGATCAAGCATGTCGAAGGTCTGGGCACGCTGGGCGATACATCGTCCGAGATCACCTTTGACTCGATTGACGAGATCCGCACCACCCGTCTGAAAGGCACCCGCAACGCGGGCACCATGGAAGTGGTGTGCGGTATTGACAGCGATGACGCCGGGCAACTGGCGCTGATCGCGGCGGAAAAGACGCCCCACAATTACGCCTTCCGCGTGGTCCTGAACGATGCGCCGCCCGGCGGCACGCCTTCGGAACGCCGGTTCTGGGCTGCGGTGGGGGCGGTGACCGAAGCCTATGACACCGCAAACTCTGTGGTGAAGCTGAACGCCTCTTTGTGGGTCAACTCTGAAATCGACCGAGTTGCCGCTGCCGAGTGAGGCTGAGCCATGGCAATCATCACCGCAACGGAGCTTATGGCGCAACTCGGGCTGACCGATGACGCCCCCGCCGATGATCTGGGGCAACTGCCCACCAAGATCGAGGCGGCGCAGGGCCATATCGAACGGCTTCTGGGGTTCCAGATCGAAGCGAAGTTTGGCGGCGTGGATCAAGACCCCGTGCCGCCTGCGCTAAAGGAATGCGTCCTGCAACTTGCGGCATGGTGGTTCGAGAACCGCGAGGCCGCTACCGACATGGCGAAGGCGCTGCCCTTCGGTGTGCAGGATATCGTCAGCGAATACCGGGAATGGGGCTTCTGATGGCGGATGACGGCGGCCTGTCCAGCTTCCAGCGCCGAATGCGCGCCATCCCCAAGGCGGCCCGCAATGCCGTGGCGCCGTCGCTGGTGGCATCGGCGGAAGAGATTGCCGCGATCCAGCGCAGCCTTGCCCCTGACGATCCGGCCACGCCTGCGCCCGACCTGAAGTCGAGCATTGTGGTTACCGGGCCGGGGCAATCGACCCCGCCCTATTCGCAGCCGGGCGGGGCCATGGTGGTGCCCGAGAATGCGGCGGTCATCACCGCAGGCAATACCGACGTGCGCTATCCGCACCTTCAGGAATACGGCACCAGCCACCACGCCGCGCAACCGTTCTTCTGGCCGGGCTTCCGCCTCGGTCGCAAGCGGGCGCTGGCCCGGATCAAGCGCGGCATCGGCAAGGCGATCAAGGGGGCCAAATGAACGTCGATCTGGAAACGCAAAAGGCGATCCGGGCGCGGCTGGTGGCAACACCGGCTGTCACCGCCTTGGTGCCCGCCACCAATGTTCTGGACGTGAACCAGCGCCCGGCGCCGACCCCTTCCATCCTTCTGGGGGACAGTCAGGCGGTGGACGAAGGCACCAGCCTTGACCGCGCCAACACGCGGGTTTTCCACTCGCTGCACGTCTGGAAGAAAGAGCCATCCCTTGCCGGGGTGAAGGCCATCGCCGGGGAGATCCGCACGGCGATCCATGCGGCGCGGCTGGTGATGCCTGCGGGCCTGCACTGTGCCGATGTGCGCGTGTCATCCATGCGCTTCCTGCGCGACCCGGACGGCGAGCGGTCGCATGGCGTGGTGGTGGTCGAGGCCCTGATTGTGGAGGTCGCGGCATGAAATCCGGCCAGCTTCGGGAAGAGATTACCCTGCAACGCGCGACCGTCACGGTGGACGATGCGGGCACGCCCGTCGATACCTGGGCCGACCTTGCCACGCTTCGGGCGGAAAAGGTGGAACAGTCCACGGTCGAGGCGATCCGCGCCTTCGGGGCATCGGACGAGGAACTTGTGGTGTTTCGCGCCCGGTTCTTCGAGGGGCTGACCAATGCCGACCGGGTGGTGTGGAACGGGCTGGCCTTCAACATCCGGCAGATTGCGCCCATCGGTCACCGCAAGGGGCTGGAACTGCGCTGCGTGCGGGTGCCGCAATGAAGGGCGCCAAGCCCCAGATGCGCGAGGCCGAGGCGCCGGTTGCCGATGTGGAAGCGCCCGAGTGGCTTTCCGATGATGCCCGCGCCGAATGGTGCCGGGTGATGCCTGACCTCACCAAGCGCCGCATCCTGTCCGACGCCGATCTGGGCGGGCTGGAAAACTACTGCGTGTCCATCGGCAAGGTGCGCGAGTTCGAGCGCGAATACCGGGTGCAGTCCGATATCGAGGTCAAGCTGAAGCTGTTCCGGGCCATCGACAAGGCCATGGGCACCGCGCGCCAGATCGGCGCCGAGCTTGGCCTGACGCCGGTTTCACGGTCGCGCCCGGCGGTGCGGGACATGGAAGAGGGTGATGACGATGACAACCCCCTCAGTGTCTAAGGCGTTTCCGCACTGGATCTATGACAGATCGGCAATCCCCGACCCCTTCGGCCATGGCGAACGGGCGGTGCGGTTTCTGCGTGCCCTGCGTCACCCGAAAAGCCACATGCCGAAGCGGGCCTTCCAGCTTGACCCATGGCAGGAACGCATCGTGCGGCGCATCTATGGCCCGCGCCACGCGGACGGCCGGCGCATCGTCAACACGGTTGCGCTGATGCTGCCACGCGGGAACCGCAAGACCTCGATTGCGGCGGCGCTGGCATTGCTTCACACCATCGGCCCGGAACGCATCCCCGGCGGCGAGGCGATCTTTGCCGCGGCTGACCGTAAACAGGCGGGCATCGGCTTCCGCGAGGCGGCGGGCATCATCCGCGAGGACAAGCGCCTTGTGGCGGCGACCAAGCTGCACGATGCCCACAACGCGCCGAAGAAGCTGCTATTCAAACAGGACGCCAGCTATCTGGAAGTGATCAGCGGCGACGGCGGGCCACAGCATGGCCGGACGCCCGGCTTCGTGCTGGCAGATGAAATCCACGTCTGGAAGGGCCGCGACCTTTGGGAGGCGCTGACCACCGGCTTGGAAAAGATTGACGATAGCCTGTTGATCGTCGCCAGCACGGCGGGGCGCGGGCAGGAAAACATCGCCTTCGAGTTCTTCGACGGTGCCCGCAAGGTGGCGACCGGCGCGGTGGAGGATGCTTCGGTGTTGCCGATCCTGTTCGAGGCCGACGCCAAGGCCGATTGGCAGGATGAAGAGCTTTGGCATCGGGTAAACCCCGGCCTGCGTCACGGCTACCCAAGCCTTGACGGCTTCCGGCGCCATGCCAAGCGGGCGCAGCGCAGTGTGGGCGAGCGGCAATCGCTTCTGCAACTGAAGCTGAACATCTGGCAGGACACCACCACCGACCCCTTTGTGGACATGGATATTTACGACGGGGGCAAGCGCGACTTCGATCTGGACGATCTGAGGGACGCGCCATGCTGGCTTGCCGTTGACCTGTCATCGACGGTTGACCTTTCGGTCATTGTGGCGTGCTGGCGCACCGCTGAGGGCTATTTCGTGCGCCCGTGGTTCTTCTGCCCGGAAGCGACCGTTGCGCAGCGTGACGACGGCCCTGCCGAGGCCATGGAAGAGGATGACGCGGTATCCAAGCGCGAGGCCCTTTCCGGGGCGCCTTACCGGCAATGGGTTGAAGAGGGCTTCATCACCGCCACCGCCGGTTCGGTGATCGACTATCAGGAAGTCGAGAACCGGATTGTTGAACTCTGCGAACGGTTCAACGTGCAGGAGGTCAATTTTGACCCGCACATGGCGCGGCAGGTGCAACCCAAGATCATCGCAATGGGCCTTCCGGTGGCAGACTTCCGGCAGGTGCCTTCCCTGATGATGCCCGCTTTCATGGAACTTGAACGCGCCATTCTTGGCGGCGAGTTCCATCATGGCGCGCATCCGGTGCTTCGTCATTGCTTCGCCAATGTGGTGGTGAAGCGAAACGACCTCGGGCATGTGGTCAAGTTCACCAAATCCCGCAAATGGCTGTCGATTGACGGCGCCGTGGCCGCTGCCATGGCGGTGGCGCGCGTGGCCGCCGGGGATGTGGGCAGCTTCGCGAGCGCCGAGCTTTTCACCGCAGATTTCTTCAGGGGGTAACCATGGCCGAAACCGCAGACGAACGCCTTGTGGTGATGCTGGAAGCGCGCATTTCGGAGTTCGAAAAGCGCATGGCGAAGGCCGAAGGGCGCGGAACCCGGACCTACCAGAACCTTCGGCGCGGATCGTCGGTTGCGACGCGGGCCATGGAAGCCGACATGACCCGCGCAAGCACGCGGATCAATCAGGCGCTGGCGTCGATTTCCGGGCAGATCGGCACCTTCGGGAAAGCCTTCGTGGGTGGTTTGGCCGCTGGCGCCTTCACGGCTGCGCTGGGGGGCATCACCACCAACATTCGCGGCACCATC